ATGAGTTTATATTTAACCGCTAATGAGTTTATAGGATTCAGTTTTGCAGTGGTATCCATATCAGTCTGGGCGCTAATAGTTTCAGTGAAACCATAAAATATACCAAATGAAAAAACCAACAAAACCAGCAAAAACAGTCAAGAAGGCCGTCAAAACACAGGGCAAAGATACACTATCCTTCCTTGGAATCCCATTTGGGAAGATCCCCAAAGGAATGAAGAAGTAAATCATCAACACCTATCCTCGCGATATGAAAAACTGGTCCACCGCTGTTCATGAAACCCAGGAGATTCGCCACAAGAGGACTGTGGCAGACTTTGAGAGTGAGCGTAAAAAGCTGCTCAACGTCATTTCAGAAAAGGACAATCAGCTTAATATCGCACTTGGAATCGGTGGCGTGAAGCCTATTGCTTCCAAGATTAATGCGGTCAGCGATTTTGACTCCGAGGCAACTTTTGTAGCCGTCGCATCAGATTGGCATGTCGAAGAGACGGTTGAAGGAAAAACCATCAACAACCTCAACGAGTTCAATCTTGATATTGCTGAACAGCGAATCAATCGCTTCTGGAACTCGATTATTCGCATGGCGAAGATTCAACGCCATGGTGCTAAAATTGATCGCCTTGTGCTGATCTTGGGTGGTGATTTAATGACTGGCTACATCCACGAGGAACTGTTGGAGAATAACGCTTTGTCTCCAACTCAGACAGTGTTGTGGCTTCAAGATCAGATCGCCAGTGGAGTTGAATTGCTGTCCAATCACTTTGGAGAAATTGTTATTCCATGCTGCTATGGGAATCATGGGCGCAACACTCGCAAGCCTCGCCATGCCACAGGCGCTGCCAACAGCTACGAATGGATGCTTTACAAAACAATGGCGAAGCATCTTGCTGACAAGGCTTCTTGGCACGTTTCTGACGGCTACCATTTGCTTCTGGACCTCTATGGCAAGACGCTCCGCATTCATCACGGAGACGGCTTACAATACCAAGGTGGCGTTGGTGGATTGACCATCCCAGTTGAGAAGGCTATTTCTTCGTGGAACAAGGGTGTTCCTGCTGATTTGGACATCTTTGGTCATTGGCATCAAAGCCAGCAGAATCCAAAGTGGGTGTGTAACGGGAGCTTAATTGGCTTCAATGCTTACTCCATCGCCATCAAGGCACCTTATGAGCCACCATCACAGACTGGCTTTATCTTTGACAAGCGATACGGAAGAACGGTCACGTTCCCAATCTTTGTCGATTAACAACCATACCACAAAACCAAATGAAATGGCAAAAGGCTATCGACAAGATCAACGCTGAAAAGTATTGCATTCCCCATGGTTGGGATACCAAGGAGCATATTGCCGATGAACTTCAATGCTCTCCAGAAAGAGTACATGACATGCTGAAAAGCGGTGTCTCATCTGGAGCATTTGAGTCCCAAGACTTCCCAGTTTGGGACGCTAAACGTCGCATGACAACTCGCGTTCGTTGTTACCGTCAGAAGGTTGAAACCAATGCTGATTCTTCACTTGAAGATCGAATCAAGGCTTCCCTTGCTCGCAACCCGAATAAAACAAGCTATCAAATCAAAAACAATATTCGTGGGGCCACCATAGCAATGGTTGATAGCATCCGCCAAAAACAGTGAAGGTTACTTCAATAACCGTTAAAAAGCGAAAGCTAGGCCGTCACAAGGCTTTAGGTCTTGCTTACGGCAACGGTAATATTGAGATTGACGAGCGTTTATGCGGGCAGCATCATCTCCGCATTCTCATCCATGAATTCCTCCATGAGTGGGAATGGATTCTGCCAGAGGAAGTTGTTGATACACTCAGCAGCGATCTGGCTAAATTCCTTCACAAGCACAACGCCCGTATGATTGAGGAAGACAAATATCCATGATCCAAGATTTCTCTATCGCGCAGGTTTCTATTCTTGCGATAACCGCCATCTGCCTGCTTGTTTGGGGCATCATTATTGTTAGCTCTCCAAAAGTATGAAACTATCAGAAGCACTCGTTCAAGTAGCACTCAAAGAAGTCGGAGTCACAGAGGTCAATGGCACAAACTGCGGACCTCGCGTTGATGAGTACAAGGCGTCCACTTGGCTTAATCCTAAGGTTGGTTGGCCGTGGTGTGCAGCTTACGTTTGTTGGTGCTTTCGCGAAGCTCTGGTGCTAGCTGGAATTAAGGAAACCAAGACATTTAAGCGTCCAAGGACAGCAGGAGCATGGGACTTCGAGAATTGGAGTCGTGAACAAGACGAATCAACACACACGAAGAAGCCGCATAAAGGCGACATTCAGGCTGGTGATATTTTGATTTTCACATTCAGCCACATTGGAATTGCTCTCTCATCTCCTGACAAAAATGGCAATATCAAAAGTATTGAGGGGAATACAGATGGTGCTGGAAGCCGTGAAGGTGGCGCTGTTCTCAAAAAGACTCGCCACATCTCAAAGATTCGCAGTCGAATCCGCATCATGGTATGACCTACTTTGAAGTCATCAAAAACCAGTTTGAGTCACGCGCTAAGTGCCGTCATGGCAACTCGCCCAAGATCAATCACGACGGCTGTACATGGATTGAATGCAAGCCAGAAGGCTGCAAGTGCATGACAGCAGATGGAGATGGCATTCCACTTAGCCGTTTTCTAGTTGAGTGGGTAGAGAAGTTTGGTTAAAACATCGAAGCTTGGTATTTTCATGTTTATTGAAAATTTATATATGCTTCCAGCACCTTCGTTCGGTGATATTGGTAATTAGACTTCTGGATACGCCAAATTCTGCGGCAAGTTCACGATGAAACACTCCACCTGCTTCATATCGAGCGCGAATTTCAATGACTTGAGTGGATGATAGCTTGGCGCTGCTGTGTGAATCTCCACGCATCAATCGTTCAGGATATTTTCGAGAGCCATTGGAATCACCCTTTGCATGATTTCCTCGGTTTTTATTTTCTCTGTCTCTAGCGTTGTCTCCCTGTGTTCCAAGAAACAAGTGTTTAGGGTTACAACACGCTGGATTATCGCACTGATGGCATACGCATGTTCCATGGTAACTATCATCGTTGTCGATTTGACCATTTGAGATAACCCACGAAACTCGATGTGATGTTATCATTTTTCCGTTGCAGCACGAAAACATTCCATAGCCATGTTTCGTTTTGTAAGCAATCCAAATCCAGCATGGCGTATCCATGTTTGGCATTGTTGGGCCGTTTTTATCAACCTTCTTCCAGAAGTTGCATTCTTGTTTAGGTGTTAGCTTGATTTCTTTCTGTGCGCGTGTCACACTTGTATTAGCTTCTTTCATGGTGATTCATGTTTGAGGTTAGAGCCGTTGCGGAGACTGAAACTCCGCGATGGCTCGACATTATTGCAAATCATTCTATAATTGTCAACTCAAAGAGAATTGGATGATCATCACTCCAAACCGTCATATTTTCCGAGGTACTTGCTTTTGTAAGTTGGAGTCATCTTTGCTGACATACATACGCCATTCGTTCCCTTAAAAAACTGAACCTCGTAGCTAGAGCATAACCCATGCTCCAAATTTCGCCTGATCAAAGGAGCGGCAAACTCTGGCTCAAATACAGTCGCTTGCAGCATCGTCAGCGCATCCTCAATAGTCTCAACTTCATGGTTTATCATATTTTAGATATGACATCGTAAATTGACTCATCGCAAGTCACTTCTGCAACCTCTGCCCAAAGAGCGGCCTTGGCTTTCTAAAGACCATCTGCTTTACCTCAATCTTTGGTTGGGGTATATCGTGATGAACCCTGCGAGTTGCGTTCCAAGCGTGGAATTGGCTGGATGTCATAACATCCTTGCTGCATAGACAACAACCTTGCCACAGAGATCGCCCGTTTTTATAGCATGTTTGGCAGATGATCATAGATCATATAATGTTGAAACTTACCAGTTCTGAACTACCCATTCAACAGATATGAAGCAGAAGCCCCAAAAATCTCGCGTCGTCCAACTAACGCGAGGACCAATCGAGACATACGGCATCAAGTTTGATCATCAATTTGGCAATCAACTGGATGTCGAGTTGATCTTCCTCAAGTGTCCAACTGGTTCGTTATTCGGTTGGAAAGGCGATAAAAACCCACAAGGAAAGCCTGCGTGGATTCATTTTGTAAACGCAGTGAACCTTATCTGGAACTACCCAGGAAGTAGGACTCCGTTCATGTGGCATCCTTGGGCGATCAAGATGGCAAAAGCCGCATTTGAGAATAAGCGTCTAGCGATCTCATCTGGTGGTTCTGGCGGCAAGACTGGTTTGTTCGCTGTTTACTGTCTCGTTTGGTGGTTGGCAAATCCATACAAGAACGTCGTTCTCGTTAACACTACGACTATTAAGGACTCGATGGGGCGTATTTGGGGCCAGATCACTCGTTACTTCAATGGCATGGCTGGAGCACCTCCTGGAAAGCTAGTGGAGTCTTCACACTGCATCAAGTCTATGGACCTGAATACAGGCGTTGTGATGGATGAGTACGGCATCCGTTTGTTTCCAGGTGAGCAAAGCAAGGCCGCTGAATCATCACGCGCTATTCGAGGTCAGAAGCATGGCCCTGGTGGTAAGCTCATCGTTGTCCTAGACGAGTGCGCTGAACTTTCTCCATCCATCATCAATACGTTTGAGGAAAACTTGACGCAGAATCCGAACGTCCAGCTTATCGCTCTAGCCAACGCCAATTCGCCATTCGATACTTTTGGGCAGCTTTGTGAGCCTATTCCTGGAGGATGGGACAGCTACAACCCAGATTGGGATGAATGGAAAGGGAAAGGCGCTCACGTCATCCGCATCAATAACGAAACATCACCAAACATCATTGAGGGCAAGGTGATCTACCCGTTCTTGATGACTCGCGAGATGTTGGAAGAAAAGCGAGAAAAACTAGGCCAGCACACAAGAGCTTACTGGCGAGGTGTCCTTGGTGCGTTCCTTCTTGATGGAGACGATGACAATATTTATTCGGCATCTGAAGTTCTTCAAATACCGCCAGATTGTGTATGGCAGGGAATACCAACCAAGGTTGCTGGATTTGATATTGCTCACACAGTAGGTGGAGATAAATCAGTTTTGATGATTGGCAGTATCGGTGTTTGTACTGATGGCAAGAAACGTCTTAAGTTTGAAAAATCGTATTATTTGAACGAAGACTTATCTAAAAAAGACATTGATAGAACGACGCAAATGGTATCTCAATTAAAGGACATTTGCCAGAAGGAGGGAGTTAAAATTGAAAACTTGGCAATAGATAGTTCAGCCGGTGGTGGAAAGACATTCTCTGACGCAATTTGGTCACAGTGGTCTAATGGCTTTTTGAGAGTGGATTTTGGTGGAAGACCAAGTGATAGACCTGTTTCATCTGCCGACAGGGAGAAATCTAGCGTGAGATTTCATAACAAAGTGTCCGAAATTTGGGGGATCGGTAAAGAACTTCTTCGATGCGACCAATTGCGATGTATCCCAAAAGGAATGGCCGAAGACATGACGGCTAGAAAGTACAAGGACAATAAAGCGCAAGATGGTGGATCAAAGATTCGAGTTGAGTCAAAGATTGAAATGAAGCGCAGAACAGGCAAGTCTCCAGACGAAGGCGACTCTGGCTTTATTTTGATCGACTTGTGCCGAGAGAGGCATGGCTTATCTGGTTTGGATAAGCCTGGAAATCACACACCCGGCAAACCAAATCCATTGCAGAAGAGATTCAAGCAGTTGGCTGGCCTGTGGGCTTCTTAGCCGAACGTCCGATGCAGCGAACTTCTTCGCCAAGGCTCAGCCGTCGCTGATCTTTTGGTTCTCTAAATCAACCGACCTTTGGCATCAGCACAACCTCTATCGCTTCTTCTCCAATAAGCTGACCAAGAGTTAACTTGTACATCCTTGCCATTTTTAAGGCGGCATCAACAGTCAGTTCAAAGCAGTCTTTTTCTAGCTGAGAGCACCAACTTGAGGCACGCCCCATGTGCTCATTCACTGCCTGCTGACTCAAACAGTTGATCTCTCGGAGGATGCGATAGCGTTGACCTTGCGTGGTTTTTACTTGTATTGGTTTCATATAGTCACCAATCTTATCACGTTATTTAACGCGATGCAAATTATTTCGCTTTTACGACTTCAACTTTAACGAATGGAAGCATGAGGACGCTGATGGTTTTATTCTTCCCAAGTGCGAATGAATGCGTCACCGCCTTGAATACAGACTTCTTGAGCATCATAACGCCGTGATAGCGAAAGATTGAACCGTTGGGTAGTTTGTGAAAACGTGTCACGGAGTTTGTGTAATTTGTTCAAGCCACGCATCAAGCTCTCCTCGTGTTGGATGGACTATATCGTTATTGCCATGGTAAAATACCCAAGTGCATTTAGGAAATTCATTACCAATGCTTGAAAATACTTGAGTTAAAATGGGTTCAATTTCTCGATACAAAGCTATATCAGAAATGCGAATCTTCCATGGACCTAGAAAATAACCATTTGGCTGTAGGCACAAAAAATCTTCTTTGATTTTTAATTCGGCACCATCCTCATCTGCAATAATGCAGTCGTATAGTGTTTTATCTGTTTTGCCTATGTGTAGTCTTTGGCTCATATGTCTGGTAATT